CATCTGCTTCATCAACAAACTTTGTGATCGTAATGTTTTCGCCTGTATCCTTCAAAGAACCAAAAGAAACAGTACCTGATGCCACTACACGACCATCAGTAGATACGCTGACACCTGTACCATTACCTGCACCATCGGTAAGCTCAACCTCACTACTGATAGCATTGTTATCATCAGTTTTGATTAGCCCCTCGTAGGTGTCCTTTATTCTTTTGTTTTGAAGATTTGCCATACTTTACTTTCGTTCTTTTGCAAAAATCTTTTTAATTTAACTATGTTCTTATCTTTTGGTTTGTATCTTACAGTACCCATCCGTTGAATAAACTATCTTTATCAGGATAAACATCACTATCTGAGTTGCTATTATACTCAGGGAACGTAGAGCTATTAAAACTCATATAATCAATAAATCTACGTGTGTAATACTCTGCTGTATCTCGTGCTTTACCTACCAAATAATCAACCTCTGATTTGCTTACACTTTCGCTATTTTCTGATGTGTGCTTAAATACACCACCATTTTTTATTTGATATGCAGCATAAGGCAAATAGGACACCTGCGCCCACCATATAAGCATGGGTTGTACATAATCATTAACAAGATTAAGATAATCGCCTGTAAGCGTACCTGCAACGATATCTGCACTAATCTTATTGTAAAGGTCAGTACCTAAATAGTTCTGCACCTCAATCTCTTGTGCGATTTTAATAAATTGGATAAACTTGTCTGTATCAGTATTACCATCAATAATACTGTTTTTAACAAGATCTGTACGTGATATAAATAGTGCTGTTGCCATTATCCTTTATAATTTGGGTGGTGTCCTTGATCTTTCATATCTTTTGGTGCTTTGGCTGCATCCTTATATCCTCTTGGGGTAGGTGCATAAGACTTAGGTATCTTATCTACTTCATCGTAATTTTGGATAACCTTTTTCATAGTCTTAGATTTTAGTCTGTATAAGACCTCTTCCCATCTATGCCCACAATTAACCCCACCTTTGAATCTGAATAGATCGTATGCTTTGCCTTTATGCCCAAAAGACTTGTTTACACCTGCATTACTCGCTTTGTCAATATCTTCTATTCTATATACTACACCTCTACCACTTCTGCTCATCATAATACGACAGAATTGTCTTGATTTGCCTGAGCTGTACTTTTCAGAGTATCGGTATCTTACTTTATATAGGGATTTGTCTAAGTAGCTAAACCCACTCTTTTTAGAATCTATTGACTTTTTTTCTAACTTCTCTTCCTTTGATTCAATGTGCTTAACAGCCCAATCCTCTACGCTTTCGTTATCCTCGCTGTGTTCTCTTACATCTACTGCTTCCCATCGGTTAGAGATTGTTTCGCCCCTTAGCTCGTCAAGGATGATATCAAACTCTTCATCGGTTAAGTCCTCTTTGCTCATTTTAACCCCTGTTTCCTCTTCTCTTGTTTCCATATCAGCTACATTGTCAAGATCGGTAAACTCTAAAGGTTGTAAGGTCTTAAAGTATAGGTTAAGCGAGATGCCATTGTAAGCAAGTATCTGATCGAAGTTCTCAATAAGCAATCTTTGAAACGGACGTATAACTGTGTTATCCATAAGGATAGTAGCTGTTTTAAGCTCGTCTGCGTTATTACCAAGCCCTGTATTGTCTTTAATTCCTAAAAGCATAGGCGATACTACCCTGTGAGAAACAAGTATCTTACGTGCGCTCTCATCACTTAAAAACTGATATTGATTGTGAGCATCACTTAACTGAATAGGTTGTATATCAGCAGCAGTTTCTGCGTTATCGTTAAATGCTAAGATAAACTTACCTGCGTTGCTACTGCCACTAAACTTCTCGTATATACGTCTTTCGATTAGTTCCCTTTGCTCAGGATCAGGCGTTCCGTTATTAAAGTTGATAAGCATAGATGGTGCAAGACCATTCATTATATTGTTTAAGTGATAGTTGCTTATCTCTTCCTCTAACTCTGCGTATTGTGTACCCCCTTGATAGTCAACAGGCGAATAGTACTTAAATCCTGCACGATAAGGTTTGATGTACATAATCTCTAAGCCCTCTTTAGACGTTCCAAAAGCAGGGATACGTTTTATCTCATCACTCTTTTTGTGCTTAGACCAATCGTAGTGATAGAAGTACGCTTCAATTTCGCCTTTGTCATTACACTTCTCAGCTCGTAGTGTTTCAACAGGGATATGTTCAAGACTTACGATCTTAGTTCTATCCTTAGAGTAGATCACCTGAATAGCACACTGCCCCATTAGTTTAAGATCGTACACTACTTTACGAACACAATCAGCATTAAACAAAGACACCATCTGTGCGTATTGATCGGGCTTTCTGTTGCTGTCAGTAGCATCTAAGCCCTTACCATAAATCATCTCGCTAATTCCGTTTATGATAGCATTGTTAGTAGGGCTACCATTGTATCTATCTATAAGATACTGAAAGTAGTTGTTATCATCGCCATAGCTCACAAATTCCTGATTCCGTACTTCTTTTACAGTAGGGCTTGTGTAGGTGCTTAGGTTAACTATTCTTAAATCGTTTTTCATAATATAATATAATCGTTATCGTAGCTCGTATCTATGGTGTATTCGCCATCGTTAACTGAGTAATAGTTATTCGTATCTTGATCGACTGTTTGGTCTGTGCAAAATACTTTGTCTTTATATATAACGTTGCTACCTTCTTTTATTGTTAAATCATAAAACCTACCCTCAGTAAGTGATAATGATTCACTAATAACTAAATGATTTTTGTTAGTTGTAGCAGAAGATGTATATGTAACAGATGTGTTTGTAGAGTCATCTCTAAATATCATACTCACATTCGTTGCATAAGAACGTGGTATAATCTTTATGGTCTGAGCATCCGTTGATGTAGTTAGTTTTATCATAATACTATAAACTCGTTATCAGCAGAGTGTGTTACATATTGGTTTTTGTTAATCTGATAGTATGAGTTCGTATTTTGGTCTATCGTTTGATCTGTACAGAACATCATACCCTTAAATATCTTGCCTAACTCATCTTGTAATACAAAAGTATAATAAGTATCCTCTGTAAGTCTAAATTTATTATTTATGGTTAGATATGTACTTCCCTCTGCGTATGTAAATGTTAGAACGTCATTTTGCCACTCAATCTCTGCACCATTAAAAGTTGCTTCGTATGTGTTCCACACTTTTGGCTCTGATGTATATTCTCTAACTATGTTCGTAGACTCATCTCTTATGAATAATAACAATTCGCCTGATACACTTCTGCGTGGTATTACATCAATACTTTGCGAATCTGTCGATGTAGTTAAGATATGCATACCTATATAACGTATATAATCTGAATTTTGTGTAATAAAAAAGGGGGCTTTTACACCCCCTCACAATAACTAAACCAAACTTAATGAAAAAACTCTTTGCTAATATACAAAAAATTTATGGTGTTGGATCTATTGGGCTACTTGAATCATCAGTAGGTAGTGTTGCTACAAAGAAAGGTGGTGCTGTTTCCTGAGCAGTAAGGGTAAGTGTGAATCCACTTAAATCCCCCATAGCTGCACCTGTTACAACTGTACCCCCTGTAACTTCGCTTCCATGATCTTTACCTACTAAAAATCCGTTACCATTATAATCTTCGACAACGATTTGAGGTCTGCCATGAGCTAAGAGCTTAATCTGCTCTTGAGTAGCTACATCTAAAAACGTAAATGTAACATTAAGGGTTGACTCATAAAAAGTAGTGCCATTTTCTCTTGATGAGTTAATAGCAGTTTCTAATGATGAATTTCCCTTGATTTCATATTTGTAGAAAGACACGCTATCATCTAAAGTGATTGTACCACTACTATCAGTCAATGCTGCTGTGGTAGATGTGTAAGGGGCAAAGTAAATGTTTTTCAGCCCACCTACACCACTCTTACATGGTAACGCTCTTCCGTTTGATACTGCACAAGCCATATTAATTTTATTTTAATAAAAAAGGGTAGGTAGGCACTTGGCTCACCCACCCCTTTTAAGTTAGAGAATTATTGATTATGCGTAGAGAACGATATCAGAACCAATACCATGTTGTACACCTGCTGTATAGCGCATAACTACACGCACGTTTTGTGAACCATCAAGGTCAGCCATATCGATAACTTTAACTTCGTTTCTGTCATCAAGCAATCCTGTTCCAAAGAATAGGTTAGACTTCTGAGCAGCTACTGCTGTGTTATCAGCAAGACCACCTGTGGCAAACAAAGGAATCCCTTGGAAGTTCATCTCAGTTTGTCCTACGTGATACAAATCTCTATAACCCAAAGCAGCTTGTGCGCCTACATACGCTTTAGCGATGTTTTGAGAGATATAGATAGTTAAATCTTCTTTACCATATACACCACTTGGGATAGCATCTACGATTTTTTGAAGCTCAGCAATTACGTTTGAAGTAGTAACTGTACCTGCAACAACGTCAACTACGTCTGTATCAGCAGCAAGTAGAGTTTCAAAACCATCAAAGCTACCTTCACCTGCACTACCTTGCCAAATAGACACCTCAGTTGCTTTTGCAACCTCAGCAGCTACACGTGCGATAACGTAGTCAGAGAACAATGGGGGTAGCTCATCAAAAGCAGAGAATCCCATTTGAGCAGCTTCCCAATCAGAGTGCAATTCTTTCTTACATACTTGTAAGTTAACTTGCAATTCAGTTGGTGTAAGTACTTTCTCAGTTAGAGTAAGACCTGATGTAGATGAGTCAAAGTCGCAATCAGCAGAGCGTACAAGATTTGAGAACGCACCTACTTTCATAGCAGCTTTGTACTTAATGTTTGGTAAGATAGAGATAGCACCTTTGTCAAGTGTATCAGCACTTAGAAGGGCAGCACCGAGATATTTCCCTGCAAATTCCCCTGCATAAGTACTTCCTGTAATAGTTGGATTTGGCATTTTATATAAATTTAATTGTTAACAATTTTAGACATTACTTTGTCGAAAGTACTTTGCTTTCTGTTTTGCGCATACTTTAGACTTACTTTTTGTTTGGGTTCAGGGTTATGAGTGATCGCTTCTGTGGCAGGTGTTTCAGATAGTTCCTCTTTCACTTGCTCTTCCACTTCGCTCATTTCCTCTTTCTTTTCAATCATAGCTTTGATTTCCTCAAGCATTGACTTTACTTCTGCTAACTCTTCTTTAGTAGCATACTCAGCTTCCACCTCTTCAAGTTCTTCAACTTCCTCAGATGCTTCTACTTCCTCTTCCTCTTGGCTTTCAGATTTGATTTCGCCAATGATACCCTCTTCGCTTACAACAAGGATTTGACCATCTTCCATTGTATATTCGCCAACGGGTACGGCTACTTTCTCATCGTCTGTAAGGATAAAGATTTCATTACCTGCTTCAAACGCTTCTGCTTCAAGGACAGTTCCGTTATCGAGTTTCGCTTGTGCTAACTCTACTACTTGGGATTGCTCGATATTTTCTACAATATCAGCAGTATCTTCCCCAAGATAGGTTTTGATTTTACTTAGAATTTCTGTCGCTTTCATAACTATATAACGTGTTTAAAATTTAATTTGTATTTTGATAATCTATAAGACTTTAATTAGCTTTTCTAATCTATCACGCATTTTAGAAAAACTTGCTGTTGGTATCTTGACACCTAAATCTTTTGCTGCCTTTTCAGCTTGGTCAATCATTTTATTAAAAGATGAGATGTTTTTAGTAGCTTCTTTAATCAATGGTTTGCGTTTTTTTATTAGACTATCAGCAGCTTTATCAAATTGTTTTTCACGACTTATAGCACTATTATAATCTATATTAACTGTTTTAAGATCATCTTTAGCATTTATAAATTCCCTTTCAGCTTTATTACGTCTATCAGTCGCCTTTTCCTGTACTTTTTTAAGTTTATTTCCCTCTCTAAAAGCTTCTATCATGTATTTTCTATTTGTGCCTATAAGGTCATTTATTTTTTTTATTTCTTTCTCTAAACCTTGAGATGAATTAAGTACTTTGTTTAAATCATCTACAATGCCTAATTCTACCTTTTCAGCAGACAATTCTGTTTGCTTGTTAATAGAAACGATTTTTTGCATTACTTTTTTACTCATTGTTTTTATATTTAAATTTTTATTATACCTTTCCTATCCCTTGCGCTCTTAATGAGCCATCACAACACTTAATAGAGTACGTATTATCCTCGCATAAACAGGCACGTCTTGAACCCTTAGGGCTTGTTCTCGATGGTGTGATAAATCGTTTCAGTCGTTTAATCATTTTCCTTGACCTCTGTATTTTTTCTTATATAGCTTTGAACCTTTGATACTACTCATTTTGGTTTTAGCGTGTACACCCTTTCTGCGTACCTTTGGCTTTAATACTTTTATGTAGTCTATTCTTTTAGCCATTATTATATTAAAAATCTTTTAATGTTCTTTTAGCTAAATCAACAACTTTTTTTAAATATTCAATGTCCCGTTTTGCTACAAAAATTGTATCGTCTAATTCTTTATATTCTTTCATAGATTCAGTTTTTACACCTAATTCTTTAGCAGCTTTATCTAAAAAGTTTAAGGTTGAAAATGCTTCTTTTAATTGTGATTCAAATTTCGGTATTCTTTTTTCTATTGAAACATAAGTGCTTACATCTGACTTGGCATTAATCACTTCTTTTTTTAATGATTTTAATTTTTCTATACCTGCTGCAATAGGTCTATCTTTTTCTTGTTTGTATTCAAAAATATCATCTAATGATTTTATTAGTCTTTTAGCATCGTTAATTAAATTTAACTCTACTTTCTCTTTGCTAAATAGCATCTTACTTATACTTTTTTCGCTCATAATTTTTTATTTAATAGGGATACAATTAGGTACTTTTTTTCCGTTTTTCATTTTCATACCATATTGGACGTATCCATCTTGGCATGGTTTTTTAAGATTGTGCTGTTCGCAAGGCATATACCATACCTTACCCTCGTATTCGTGTTCGTGGTAACTTTCACAACCTATATCTTTTGCTGCTGCTATTGCTAATTCTTTTGTGGCAAACGCAAGTCTATCATCTATGATCGCCATCTCATCATTAATAACCTGAGATGCTAAATCTAATTCGCCTAATTCTTTTAACTTGCTTTCAGCCCAACGCTTACCTGCTTTACCACCCCATAGAAGATATGAGATAGTGCCACACGCTTTAGTATCGCTTTCATCGTAGTACTCTTCTGCTCTGCTTAGATATGAGTACATACGTTTGATAGTTTCTTTTGAGATGGGTTTGCCTTGTGCTAATTGTTGCGCTCGTATCTTACCTACATCAGTAGCACATTTGTTGTTTACTTTCTCGTTAAGTTCAATACCACGCTTTGCGTTATTCTTTACACCACTTGGGTAGTCAGAGTAGGATTCTAACTCTTCTTTTTTGCCACCTTTGTATCTACCATCCTTTTTAACGATTCTACGGATGTATTTAAGCATATCCTTAGCTTCGTCCTCATCAAAGTCATTGATAGGTTCTTTAGGGCGTTCCATCTTGTCAGCAAAGTACCCTTCAATAGAGAACCCTTTAACTTTTCCTGTTTTTACAAACTGTTCCCATATCTCTTCGTTGTTGACTTTTACAGCCCCCATCCAAGTTCCCACAGGTACATTTAGTCCGTACATTCTGCTTTTGTCGTGTTTTTCGTCCTCTACTATCCAACTCTCTACAAGTGTTAATCCGTTAATGCTATGTTGATGTTCTAATGTGGCTTTATTCTGATTGCCATTCTGTAAGTATAGCTGTGATGCTTTCTCTACTGTATCTTTTGAAAAGTAAATATAATACTCATCATCGCCTTTACGTCTGTATATAGGTTTGTTTGGGATAAGTAATGCACCAAGTAGGATACGCTTTTCGCCTGATACTTCTGCAAGTTTTATCTCTTCGTTTTTAAGTGCAATAAAATCCTCTTCAATGGCAGGGTTCTCTACGACAGATATCGCTTCTATCCCTGTTATCTCTTGATCGTCTAAGATAAGTTCTACGATTCGCATATATATATAACGTATTTAGTTTTGTTTTTGTATTTTATCCTATCGATGCACCCTCTACGATGTTTCGGTCTAATTCCTGTGCTGTGCTTACATCGTTTGACACTACAAACGCTTTAACAGGTTGCTGTGCTTGACCACCTATTGCTTCTGCTAATTGGTTCGTATCTGATGCACCTACAATGTTAAATGCAGGGGGTGCTGATGCGGGCGCAGGTCTTGATGGGCTGCTTATGTTTGCACCACCACTACCCATACCTGCTGTCTGTGGGGTTTTAGTAGATTGAATACTTTTTACTGTTTTTAAACCACCTGCCACAGCTGCTGCTGCTGCTGCGATACCTAATGCAGGACCAACAACAGGAATCCCTGCTAAAGACTTGTAAGAATCTTGTGCGCCTTGATAAGTAGATATCAAAGTAGATGCTATGGCTGCTGCCTTACCTGCTGCTGTTTCTTTACCTAAATTTGCTGCCAATCCATCGAGTCCTTTCTGAGCATATTCAAGTTTTTCATCAGTAGTCATCTCAGACCACATAATCTCATTGTCAGATGCTTCCTCGTTTAGATTGTTTACCTTATTGTTAAAATCTGTTTGTAAAGCTAAAAGCATCTCATTCTTTTGAGCTTCGTCTGTTATCTCACGCTCTATAAGAAGTTTCTTTGCTTCGTAGTCTTGTTGTAACTCTAAGCGTTCTATTTCACGCTCACTCTTACCAATAAGGGCTAATTCATTAACAAGGTCTTTCTGTTCTCTTAGTAGTGAGTTTGCGTTTGTTTGTTGTTCACTTCTAAACCCTGTGATTTGTGCTTCAATACCTGCCTGTTCGTTAAGGGCTTCCTGATAAGCTATTTGTAAATCTACATTATCTTTGTTTTTAGCTAATTCTGCTTCTGCTTGTTTAACTCTTGCATCAGCGTTTGCCATCATTGTTTTTTCCTGCTCATCAAGTAGTTTGCCTAATTCATTGTTGGCAGCAATACGTTCCTCAAAACTTTTGCTTTCATCATCTCTGATTTGTCTTAGCTGCTCTGCTTGTCTGTCGTACTTTTCAATTAAACCCTGATTAGCTGTTTCAGCAAGTCGTGCAGATTTTTCTAATTGTACGTTAGCTGTTGCTGCATTAACAGTTTCTTTAACGTAGTTAGATGTAGCTGTTGCAACCTTAGTAATACCTTCGCCTACTTTGTCAACTGTACCATCAACACCTGTAAGAACATCTACAAACTCTTTACTCGCTGCTTTTGCTGATTCTGCTGCACCTGCAAAATCCCCATCAAAAAATTGTAAAACTGCTTTACCTGCAAGACCTAAAGTATCGAGCAAAGAATTAAAACGCTCAATAATGTTATTCTTAATTGCACTACCTAAATCTTTTATGGATTGCAAAGGATCATCAAACACACTCTTAAAGAATCCTGTAACAGCACCTAAGTTGTTAACTAAGAAATTAACAAAGTCATTAAAAGCGATAGATACAACCTCAAAAGATGTGTTAAAAAAGTCTGCTGCTTTTTGGTTCTGCTGAAAAATCTCTGTGAGCTTTGCAAACGCTGCTACCACAAGACCAATTCCTGCTGCTTTAAGTGCAGTACCAATACCCTTAATTCCCTTAGAAACACCTTTTGTAGCATCCCCTACATCCTTAAAACCTTCCTCTGTTGACTTAGTGAGATTTTGGATTTCGCCTTTTACGTCCTTAATCTCTTTTATCGCCTTATCGGTTTTAGCTTCTAACTCTACTTGGATTTTTTTAGCCATTCCATATCGTTTTTAAATTGTTTAAATGCCTGTCTAAAATTCTTAGGCAGGTAATTCTGTCCTTTAGCTATTCGGATATTTTCCGAGCCATCTTTTACATAGGGTAGTAACTCTAAGATATTCTGTATCATAATTCGTTTAATAGTTCTATGTTTGATTCGCCTGTTGCTAAGTTCGTTTCTATGCTGTTGATCTTATACCTTTTACCATTGATATCGAACCTATCTGCAAGTGTAAAGTTTAAAAGGATTCTAAGGGGTAGATATGCCTTTACTTTTGTGATTCTGTTTTTTGTGTTAAACACATCTGTTATATAGGTGCTATAATAGTTTTCAAATAGCGTACCTGTAAAACTACTATCGCCTGTATATTCGTTTTTCTCTAACTTAAAATTGATATTGGCAGTAGATGTACCCGAGCTAAAAGAAACGCTGTTAGAGGGCATATTTACGCTTCCCGATACAGCTGAGTGTGTGCCATAACTACCATCTTCATTTACTACGTCTATAAAGCTGATTGTTTCTGAAGGGTTTGTGTATACAGGATAGAATAGTATTGGTTTTCCTATGTAACTCTCTTGGTTGTCATCTACGCTATAACCCCATTGTATATCTGTTTGGCTTTCGTCATCTAAATCGTAAATTCTTTCGTATTTAGGGTGTCCAAATGGGGCTACTATACTATATAAACCACCATCAACTTCTGCACCATCTTGATCTTGATAATCTGCTTTTCCCCACTCTTGACCAAATAGTTGATTATGTGTAGCTGCTAAAAATGTATCTGTATCTTCATAACTAAAAGATATTTCTCTATAAGGTAGAGCTAAGTTAACTTGACTGCTTTTTACATCTACAAACTCGCTTATATCGTATGCTGTACTTATTGATTTTTTGTTTGCATAAAAGTCATCTAAGGTGTCAACGTATATAGTGCCATCATTCTCTACAAAAGTAGTGAGATTAAACATCTTAAACAATCCTGTCAAAAAGTCTATTACTTTTATCTCAGGTATTTGTTCAGATATAATAAATTCAAAATCAGCAGCAGCAGTAAAGTTTGTTTTGCTTATTTCTGTTTCAATAAAAAAGTAAACAGGATGGTTTCTTACACGAATATCCCATTTAATTTCAGTGAATGTAGTTGCTGTTGTATAAGTTAAATTTACTACATAAGAAGCACCACTTTGCCAATAGGATAAAAGACTAATTATTTTGCTTGTGCTTGTAATGCTACTTTCTGAGTATATCTCGCTTCCGTTTCTCGTTATACTTATGCTATAAGGGTTTGTATTAGTTCTGTTTAGTACTAATCTAAATTGATCTTTATCGGTATCAGCAGGTTGAGTTAAAACAAAAGTAGTGCCACCTGTAATATAACCTAAATGAGGTGCGCCTGATGGTGTTGTAGTACGTGTGAACCCTGTAAAATCTAATACTGTTGTAAATTCATCAAACTGCCCACCACTTGATACCACACCTTTCTTTCTATGTAACCACATATATAAATCATAGTAAGCATCGTTTGAAGTATTAAAGAAGTCTGTGCTGAATGTTATACCATATCTGTCCTCAATAGCTTCTATGATTTTATGTACCCTAAGTGCGTATTTTAGTTCGTTCGATGCAAGACCATGATTATGAGACCCACCACCTGTGTGATTAAATAGATTGCCTGTGTTAGGTGTGTTATCCCCACTATCGTAGTAAAGTCTTTCTGTGTGAGTAATAATCGGTGCTAAAACGTGATTAGCTATTTCATACCCTTGACCTGCTGTAAATATCTGCTCATTTAAAGTCAAAACAGTAGATACAGGTGTACCCGTTATGTAAGTCGTTTCGTTTGTAGATGTGTTTAAAATTAAATCGCCTACACTAACAATACCAAAACCACTTGAGTCTGTAATTGATGTACCACTTATTGAGTCTATTGTACCTGTTGAGTTTCTCGATGGGTTTCTTTGTAAAGCTCTTTTTAAATCATCAGGCGCAAAAACTTCATTGTATTTATTTAACTCTGATAATGCACTTAACTTATCCTCGCCTAAAAGGTCTTTAAGTGTTACCGTATTACCAAAGAATGTAATGCGATAAGACTTAGGTCTGCGATTCTGCAAGTCAACACCTTCTAACTTTATCTTACCTTTTTTAAATGGTAGGTAGTTTAATTCAAGTGTAGCATCTTTTTTTGTTCTCGCATCAAAGCCACCTGTGATATCAAAGTTATAATAGTGTTTGAATATCTTGTTATTCGTTTTAGAAGCAGGTAGAGTAAAAGTCTTGGTAAACTCTGTAAATACCTTAGCGATATCCTTTACGTTTTGGATAGACTGTGTGATAGATACGCTTTCATCTTTAAACATATCCACTCTTTGCCCCTCTATATATAGCTGTATGCTTTGCACTATCTAATGTTATTTATCTTATCAAAAGCGTGTTCAAAATCAACTGTGTAGTTTGCAAGTTTGTCATTAACACTTGTCTTGTATGTGATTGACTTTGTTAATGGGATAACAGGTATTACTCGTTCCTCTGTTTCTGTTATCTCTGTGTACCATACCTGCTCACTTAATAATAGTTCCTCTAACACAGCGTTATGATCGTCATTGACGTATCCTGTATTCATTGTGATTCTATCCTTACCCTGAGATAAAAACGCTTGTTGTTGGTGTTTGTATGTTTTGTAGCTTAGGGTAGATTGGTCAAATATAGATGCCTTAAACTGCTCAGATTTTACGTTGGTAGATTCTACTGACTTCTTAAAAAACCACAAGTCCTGCAAAGCACCATACTTATTAATGAATGTAACTTTGTAGGGCTCGTACTTACACTCATTAATCGTGTTGATTTTAACAACCTCTACACCTGCATCTGTGTTTATGATAACCTCGTCTACTTCACCTATGTTATATCGCCTTAGAAACAAGTCTAAGCAATCGCTGTCCTCTAATGTACCCCCATCGTTTACAACTCGTTCCCTGTATGTATCGTTATCATCTAAACCACTTACTGTAATGTATTCTATTTGACCATTTGTGTTATTCACATCAACCCCTGCCGATGGTATACTTTGAGTTCGTTTCTCTTCCCCTTTGTATAAGAATGTTACTGAGTTAGTGTCCTCTGTAAAGACAGGGATTCTTACATTATCGTAGTTTAGTCTGAATATAGTATTGTTTGATAGTAGCAGCCCTCTTGACAGCTGAGGATTTGTACCCTCGTGAAAGTAACCATAACCATCGAACGCTATATAGTCAACAGGCGTAGGTGTTTCAGAGCCACTTGTTTTAGTTAAAGTTAATGTAGGTCTAACCCATACACATTGACTGTCATATTCGCCATCAAACTCTATATCAAGATAATCTCTTACAAGTTCTGCTATCTCATACACTACATAATTATTAC